GGCGTGCGGGCCTATACGATGGACAAGATCGACCGCATGTACAACAGCCTTGTGAACGCGCTCGACCTGATCGCGCTCGAAAGGCTTCAGCGGGACATCGACAGCCGCGAGCCGGTCTCGAAAAACGGCGTCTTTGTCGACCCGTTCACTTCCGATCGCTACCGCGACGCGGGCGAGCCGCAGACGGCGGCGGTCTTTGGCGGCCTCTTGCGGCTTGCCATTGACCCGACCTTCCACTCGGCAAACCTCCCCGGCGTGACGCTGTTGAACTGGACGGAAGAGGTCGCGGTCGAGCAACCGCTTGCAACTTCGTGCATGAAGATCAACCCCTATCAGAACTTCACGCCTATCCCCGCGTCGATGACTGTCAACCCTCCGGTCGACTACTGGACGGAGAACGCGACGCAATGGGCTTCTGATAGCGCGGCGGCCCTTTCGTCGCCCGTTGTGGTTACGACTTCAAGCTCGACGACGGGCCGCACGACGACCACTACGACGACGACGAAAAAGGAAACCGTCGAAAGCTCCACGTCGGAGGAAGCGCTCGCCTACCTTCGCCAGATTTCTCTTGAATTCACCATCAAGGGCTTTGGCGTAGGCGAAAACCTGACGAAGCTGGAATTCGACGGCATCAACGTCACGCCTCCCGGACTGTCGGGGGACGCCGACGGCGAGATCGTCGGAAGCTTCGTGATCCCGGCGAATGTTCCGGCCGGTTCGAAAGGATTGGTTGCGACCGGCGCGGGCGGCTCCAGTGCGGCGGCGATCTTCGTCGGGCAAGGGAAGATCGACATCGAAACGCTCCGCCGCGTCATCACGACAACGGTGCAGCAAACGTCGGTCACGGCTCCGCGCGAGACGACGCCTCGGCCAGGCGGAGTTAGCGGCGGCGGTGGCGGCGGCAACGGAGGAAGCCGCTCGGACCCGCTCGCTCAGACGTTCACCTTGACGGAAGGGCGCCACATTGCCGGCGTCAACCTGAAAGTCTGCTTGATCGGCGACCCTGATAACCCGCTGATCATCGAACTGGTCGAGGTCGCCAATGGCATTCCGACGGTCAATGTGATCGCGCAAGCGTATTACAACATGAACGCGGCGGTCATCGGACAGTGGACGCAAGTCCGCTTCCCCTATCCGGTCTGGCTGGCTGGCGGCGTCGAGTATGCCTTCGTGGTGAAGACCAACGACGGCGACCACTCGATCGCGACCGCCAAGCTCGGCGACTTCGATATCGTCACTCAACAGCCAGTGGCAGCGCAGCCTTATTCGGTCGGCGTGATGCTGTCGTCATCGAACGCGGTGACTTGGACGCCACATCAGGCGGAAGACATTTGCTTCCAACTGATCGCGGCCAAATTCGCGCCGACGACGAAGACGGTGAACGTGGGAACGTTTGCCGTTAACAGCATGAGCGATCTCTTGCTTCGTGCGGAGGTCGAGTTGCCGACGGCGGCGGCTTCGATGCATTTCGAAGTCGAACTCGACGACGGCTCGATCACGCTTCTCAATCCGGGGCAAGCTTGGGAGTTGCAGGCGTTCTACACCGGCAACGTCAAGATTAGGGCGGTTCTCTCCGGCTCAGCGAAAGTTTCGCCGGTGGTCTTCCCTGTGATCCTCGCCATTGAAGGCAAGCTGAAGACGACCGGAACCTATGTGAGCCGCGCGTTCGACATGGGGACCGCCATCAAGCTTCTGTCGTACCTGAAGACCAAAATCCCGACCGGGGCGACCATCGCAATGGATGTCGACCCGGCCAACGACGTTTGGACGCCGGTTCCGCAGATTGTTCAAACGCCGCTTCAGGAAGCGGGATGGGTCGAGCGGAAGTACAGCATCACCGGCTTCAATGCGAACCCCGTCGGACGCATCCGGATCACCTTGACCGGAACTCCGGCGGCGCGGCCGATGGCTTACGACTTCCGGGCGATCTCGACGCCGTAAACCACACGAAACGACATCATCGACCGCGCCAGTGGCAACGCTGGCGCGGTTTTCTTTTGCCTTGCGGGGATCGGTCATGACCACGGAAAACACTACGCCGAACCGGAGCTATCAGCTCCCGTTCCAAAGCAATGAACTTAGGGACGACGTTCTCCGTCTGATCTCGGCGCTCTCCGCGATCGACGTTGATGTTGCGGGAATTCTTGTAGCGGTCGCGGACAGGGCGCTCTTGGTGCATCAGCACACCGTCGCCGACACAACTGGCCTTCAGGCCGCGCTCGACAGCAAGCAGGACGCGAGCGCGAAGGGCAACGCTAACGGCTTTGCAGCCCTGGACGCGACCGGCAAGGTTCCGGCGGGCCAACTCCCTTCGGCGCTCTTCGGGTCGCTGTCGTATCAGGGGACTTGGAACGCGAACACGAACACGCCGACGATCCCGGCGTCCTCCGCCGCTAACAAGGGGCAATACTACAAGGTTAGCGCCGACGGCGCGACGAACGTAAGCGGTATCACCGATTGGAAGGTCGGCGATTGGATCGTGTCGAACGGCACGGCTTGGGACAAGATCGACAACACCGATCAAGTCGCGAGCGTGGCGGGCCTTCAGGGCGTTATCTCGGCCGCCGCGCTTAAGACGGCGCTCGCGATCGCGATCGCCGACGTGGCGGGCCTGCAAACGGCGCTTGACGCCAAGCAGGATGCGAGGGCGAGCATTGGCGCGGCGGTCGGCGCACTTACGGCCGACGCCAACACCGCCACGGCAAACGGTTGGTGGCGGTGTAACGCTACGTCGGCTAATATCCCGACGGCGTCCGACTACCTGATCGAGACGGTCGCACACATTGAAGCTCTGTGGGTGACGCAAACCGCGCACCTCTTCACCGCTGCCGGCGCAGCGAATACGTGGGCGTATCGCCGGCATCGCCAGAACGGAACGTGGGGCGCTTGGTATAAGCTCCAGCTTAGCCAAGCCGAACAGGACGCGCGATATCTCACGCCCGCCGCCGCCGCCGCCGCCTATCAGTCCCTCACCGCGTCTAGGCTTACGTCGAGTGCCCTCATCTCGTTTTCGACGGGCGCAACCGTCTATGACATCACGGGCATTCCGTCGTGGGTGAAGCAGATCACCATCGGCTGGTTCAACGCCCTACTGTCTGCCGACGAGTTCATTGTGCAGATTGGGTCTGCTGCTGGCGGCGTACTCACTTCGGGGTACTTGGGAGCGGCTACCTCGCTATCGGGCAGCATCCTTCAGACCTCTACTCGCACGAACGGTTTGAGTACACGCGGCGGTCAGATTGCCGGCGGTGTGTCGGAGCTTGTGCGCAGTACAGGCAATTATTGGGCAATGAAGCACAACGGCGCAACCAATGGAGCGAATAGTTCCAATGGCGGAAGCTCCATAGATCTTGGCGCGAACGTTCTAGACCGCATCCGTCTTACTTCCGGCAGCGGAACGGCCACGGGCACCTCTGGTTTCGCAATTGTGCATTGGGAGTGACATCAATGGCTATTCGAGAAGAATATAACATCGCAACCGGCGAGACGACGATACATGAATATGAGCCGCCGGTAATTGTGGTGCCGTTCGAAACGCTTCGCGAGCTTAAGCTCGCAGCGCTCGCCGATAAACGATGGACTGTGGAAACCGGCGGCATCCTCGTCGGAGGCGCTTCGGTCCGGACGGATGCGAATAGCCAGGCTAAGATTACCGGCGCGGTTTCCCTTTTCGAAAATGACCCCGAATTGGTAAGCATTGATTGGGAAGCTCAACCGGGCGTTTGGGTAACGCTGGATGCCGTGACCATGAAGGCTATCGGCATCGCGGTCGGGCGACATGTGCAAGGCTGCTTCAGCCGCGCCAGGACATTGTCGGAGGCGATCCTGGCGGCCACGGATACGCAAGCCCTCGAAGCGGTGGATATAAACGAGGGCTGGCCCGGATAACCTATTGACGGGCGGCCTGGAGAGACTTGGCGACCCTTATGAACGGCGCTTTGACGGCGTTCTTAATGGCTCTCCGGTATTCCTTCACCAAGGTTAGGTCAGGCTCGGCGCGCGGGTATGGGGGCCATGGGGGGACGATCTCGTCAAGCTCTAAGCCGAATGTCGACTTCAACGCGTCGATGACCGGCTTAGAGTGACGAGCATCAATGTGAACGTTCTCGTCGGAGTACTCTTTGCGAATGCTTCCGTCGCCGTTGGAGTATCCGCTCCGGAAGTCGACGAACGGCACTCCCATGTTGGTGAGGCGGTTGTTCATATGGTCCCTGATCGCCTTGGCGTCTGCCAGGCACTCGGCGGCGCTGGCGTAATGCTGCGGCTCCAAACTATCGGGGTTGAAGGGGATGATGCACGAAAGCGCGATAGTGGTGGCAGGATAGATTTTTCGGAATTCGTTGAGTTCGACATGGAATCGGTCGCATAGGATGTCCGCCTCTGCGATCGAGCTTCTTCCGTTGGCTTTCGCCAGCCGGGGTATGTGCGCGCGGCTGTCGATCTCTCCAAAGGAGATAATCAGAATGTCCGAAGGTTTGGGGCGGCAAGTTCTGTGCTTCAACGACATGATGCCGTCCCTTGCGGCGCGGTGCATCGTTACGCCAGAGCGCCAGTAAATTTTCAGACCGCCTACGCCAGCAAAATTGAACAGCGCATGGCTGTCGCCGAGCGTCATCAACATTGGATATCCCCCCGAGTGTGCCCTCTAATGCAGGGCGACTTAAATATCGATCGGCAAAAAATCTGAATTAGGCACGGTCTGGAGCTTAGTCAACTTTCGCGTTGTGCTTTGACAAATTAACTTGTCAAGGCGGCGGGCTTATGGTAGCGCTTAATGCAGTTCCCAAAAGACCGCCGACAAGTCTTTCGCCGCCGCTTTGGCGGCTTTTTTCGTTTCTGGAGATACATCAATGGCAGACCTCGCTTTCCACCACGGCACCCGCGTTTTCGAGAGCGGGGAAACGCCCGTCCTTGTCCGCACTAATCAGACCCGCGTCATCCTGCTTGTCGGCACCGCGCCCGATGCGGACGCGACCAAGTATCCGGTGAACACGCCGATCTTGATCCCTGGTCTTCCGTCGGTTGCCGATGAATTCGGCAACGCCGGCACCATTCCGGACGCCCTCGACGCGATCTTCAAGCAGGACGGTCCTTACGTCATCGTCGTGCGCGTCGCCGAAGGCGCGAATGCCGCCGAAACCCTGGCGAACATCGTAGGCGACCGAACCGCCATGACTGGCGTGTGGGCCGGCTTGAAGGCGGAGCCGGTTCTCGGCATCCGCCCTGTCAACATCATCGTGCCTGGCTTCACCGGCTCCCTGATCACCGACGGCGTTACCTCCGTGGCGATCTCCGGTGTGGGCAACGTCGGCTATACCTCGGTTCCGACTGTGTCCTTCGCGGCGGCTCCGGCCGGCGGCATCACCGCCAAGGGCCACGCTGTCGTCGCTGGCGGCAAGGTGACTTCGATCGTCATCGACCGGCCCGGCAAGGGCTACACCGCCGCGCCAGCCGTTACGCTTACCGGCGGCGGCGCGACCACTCCCGCAACCGCGACCGCGACCGTGGGCGACGCAACCGACCCGGTTGTCGCGGAGCTCGTCGGCCTGACCGACCAGCTCGCCGCCATCGCCTATATCGACGGCCCGGCCACGACGGACGCCGACGGCGTCAAGTATCGCTCGCTGATCAATTCGCAGCGCATTTACATCATCGACCAAAAGGCGCTGGTGTATGACGCGGAAGCGCTCGGCAACGTCGCGAAGCCGGCCTCGCCCTACTTCGCGGGCGTGCGCACCAAGACCGACCGGGACTTCGGTTTCTGGTGGTCGGTGTCGAACAAGCCGATTGCCGGCATCGTTGGCGTGTCTCGACCCGTCTCCTACGGCGCGCAGGCGAACTATCTCAATGAGCGCGCGGTCAACACGATCATCAACCTCAATGGCGAAGGGCTCCGCACCTGGGGCAACCGCGTCACGACCGGCGACGATCTCTGGAAATTCGAGGCCGTGCGCCGGACTGCCGACGTGATCAATCGCGCGCTGGCCGACGCCTACCTCGAATTCGTCGACAAGCCCTTCAGCAAGGCGAACCTGAAGTTCATGATCGAGAGCGGGAACACCTTTCTCCGCTCCCTGAAGAACGAGGGCGCGATCCTGGGCGGCCGTTGCTTCATTCGCGCCGACGACAACCCGGCCTCGAACCTGGCATCCGGTAGCCCGACGATCTCTGTCGAATTCGAGCCGCCGGCTCCGATGGAAGACATCCGGATCAAGACTTACCGCAACATTGCCTACTACGACCTCCTGATCGAGGAAGTCCTGAAGGAAGTGAACAACGGCAGCTTGACCACGGCCTAATTCTAGGCCGGTCTAAAAACTCACACGGGACGCCTTCGGGCGTCCCTTTCTTTTTGAATTGGAGCAACGTCAATGGCGAGCGAACTTCCCCGCTATATCCTCCGCAACTGCACGATCTTCGCCGACCGGGTGAACAAGATCGGGCAGGCTTCGGAAATCACCATCCCGGTTCCGGCCCGCACGACCGCCGATGTCCGCAACGCGGGCATGGTCAAGCCGCGCAAGGTCGGCCTGGGTTTCGAGGCGCTTGAACTGTCGTTCAAGATGACCGCCTTCGACCCGCAGACGATCAAGCTTTTCGCCATCAACGGCGAGAAAGACTTCATGGTCACGGGCGCCCTGGTCGACGAAGACGACACGATCCATTCGGCCGCCGTCTTTATGCGCGGCACGCTCACGAAGCCGGATGCCGGCGCGTGGAAGCCTGGCGATCTCGCCTCCACCGACTACACGGTCGACGTGAGCTATCTGAAGCTCGAAATCGACGGCGAGCAGTTGCTCGAAATCGACGACTTCGAAGTCGTTGTCGGCAACCAGTCTCAGACGGGCGGCATCCGCGCCGCGCTCTTGAGCTAATCGGAGGCGCGCAGCATGAGCAACCCTTACACCCTGAAGCATCCGGTCGACTTGCCCGCGAAGATGGGCGAGCCGGCTGGAGCCGTCGCAAAGCTCAACTCGATCACGTTCCGCCGTCCCAAGGCGAAGGACTTGGTTGCCATCGAGAAGGCCGCAAAGAACGGGCTAACCGCCGCAAACGTGGCGATCATCGCGGCACTCGGCGACATTCCGGAAGCCGTCGCGGCGGAGCTCGACGCCGAAGACTTCGAAGCGGCTTCGGAGATCGCGAGCGGTTTTTTTCCGCAGCCGACGCCGCCAGCTACGAAGGATGGCGGTTCAAAATAGCCGTCGTTTGTAGGGCGTTCCACACGCCGCTCCCGGCCGCTTTAGACATGCCGCTATCCGAAATCGAAGAGTGGTTTCGGATAGCCGAACATATGACCGGAGGCGGCAATGGCGGCGCTTGACGTAAAGATGATCCTTTCGCTCGTCGACAAGGCGAGCGGCCCGGCCAAGGGCATCATGAGCCGCATCTTCGGCAACGGGGCTGGCAAGGGAAAGGGCGGGAACGCGATCGAGGCGGCCGGCCTGGCGGCGACCGGCGCGAATGGCGCGCTGGCGATGCTCAATCGCACGATGGCCACCTTTGCGGCTGGTGCGGCTGGCTATGTCGGCTTCAAGTCGATGATTGGCGGCGCTGTCGCGTTCGAAGACGCGATGGCCGATGTCTCGAAAAAGGTCAACATGACGCCGCCGCAGCTTGAGAAGCTGACGGAGCGGATCAAGCAGCTTGCCCGCGAGACGCCGCTTGCGGCGACGGAGATCGCGGGCCTGGTCGCGCAAGCCGGCACGTTCGGCATTGCGAATGAAGATCTGGAGCGCTTTGCGCTTCTCGGTTCGAAGGTCGCTATCGCCTTCGATATGACGGGCGAGCACGCGGCGGACAGCCTGGCGCATATCAAAGCTTCCCTGAAGCTGAATATGGACCAACTGACCGACTACGCGGACGCCATCAACTATGTCGCCGACAACACGGCCGCGAGCGAAGAACAGCTAGTCGACTTCGTGCTCCGCACCGGCCCTGGCGCTATGGCGGCCGGCCTGAAGCCAAAAGACCTTCTCGCAATCGGCTCGGCGATGACCGAAGTCGGCCTCGAAAGCGGGCGCGCTGGCACGGCGGTAAACGCCATGCTCACAAAGATGACCTCGCTTGGCAGCAAGAAGGGCGCGGGCAAGGTTCTCGACCAGCTTGGCGGCAAGGGCTACTCGAAACGGCTCCAGAAAGAGTTTTTCGAGAACCCGACGAAGGCCCTGATCGAAATCCTGAAGCTCACAGAGAAGATGTCGCGGCCAGACCGCGCCACCTTCATGAAGGACTTGTTCGGACTGGAAACTCAGGACGAAGTTGCCGCCCTGGCTGGCAATGTCGGCCGCGTCGTCGACACGATGGAAAAGCTTGGCGACACGGCCAAGTATGCCGGCTCCGTCGACAAGGTCTTCGAAAGCTTCAAGAACACGACGAAAAACCAGTGGGCGCAATTCACCCACAACGTCGAGCTCTCGGCGGCGGCTCTTGGCGCGAAGCTTCTCCCGGCCATCAACGGGAGCCTGCACTACCTGAATAACTTTTTCGCCACGGCGGAAGGGCGGGTGTCGATCCTCGATCGGCTCTCCGCCTCGGCGAACGGGTTCTTCAATGGCCTTGGCTACAAGGGCGGCTCCGCTGAAGCCCTATCCGGCTTCGTCACGTCCCTGAAGGACATTCGCGACCTGATCTTCGGCATCCAAGGCGACGGCTTGTCCGGCGACAAGATGGCGGAAATCTTCCATCGCTGGCAGCAATTCGGGGCGAGCCTTCAGAACAGCCCGATCGCGACGATCCTCGACGCGATCACACACGCCAATGTGAGCGGCCTGGGTAGCTCCCTGCTGGTCGGTGCGGCCGGCATGACCGCGCTCAATCTCGCGGCGCGCCTGGCGCTCTCTCCGATCAAGGGCATCCTGTCCGCGCTCGGCGGAATCGTTAAGATCGCCTACACGCTCTCCGGCTTGCGTACGGCCAAATGGCTTGCGGGCTTGAGTGGCGGCTCTCTGGCGCTCGGCCTCATGGGGCTGACCGCTGGCGCGGCGGCGATCTCAGAATATGGCCCTGGCGTGGCCGCAAAAAGCAAGATGCCGGCGAAAGGGACGCCTGGTTGGTGGCTTGGCATAAACCCGACGGAGACGCGCGAACAACGGCTTCAACGTCTCACCGGGCCGAAGCACTTCGAAGAGCATGAGCGCACCGATCTTTCGAACTTGCCCGACGATACGGAGCGGTATCGGAACCTTCGTGCGTTCAACAATCCGGCTCCGCAATTCACGCCGAAGAATGACTTTGCCGCGATCCTGTCCAGCATGGACGGCCTCGCGTCGAAGGCTCAGTCGACGGGCCAGGAAATGCAGTCGTCTCTAAGCGTCACGGCGGCCCCGGTGATCGACACGTCGTCGATTGACGCGGCGCTCGCCAAGGCCCGGCAACTTGTCTCCGTCCTGGCGCAAGCCGGCGCGGCGGCCAACGCGGCAAGCGCGAACGTTGGCGGCAAGGTTAGTGCCGCCATGCGTCAAAACCTGGCTGATGGAGGCAACTAATGTCCGGACCCGTCACGATGTCGCTCGGCCCTTATGCGTTCGAAGCGCTCGGCTTCAGTTACACCGATGTCCAGCGCTCCCTTGAAACGCCGTGGCAGGACGTTGCCGTCGCTCGCGGCTTCGACGTGCTGCAATGGACCGGCCCGAAGTCCGACGGCGTGTCGATCAAGGGTGTGCTCTTCCCGGTCGCTCTTGGCGGAGCGGCCGGGCTGGAGGGCATCCGCAAGGCCGCCATTGCCGGAACCCCGCTCATGCTGGTTTCTCTCGGCGGCCAGATTTACGGCAACTATGTCGTCGAGCGCGTGACCGAAGATCGGGGCTACCACGATCGGCGCGGCACGCCGCAACAGAACAGCTATGAGCTCAAGCTCACCGCCTACAACAAGGCGGTGGGCGGCGGCCTGGCGATCTCGCTCGGCGGTATCCTGAATTTGGGGTTCTGACATGGCGACCTATACGTGCATTGACGGCGACATGGTCGACATGATTTGCGCCGCCTTCTACGGCGAGGAAAGCGGCTACACCGAAGCCGTGCTCGACGCCAATCCTGGCCTTGCTGATCTCGGCCCGGTTCTCCCGGCCGGGACGATCGTCAAGCTCCCCTCGATCTCCGCCGCCGACGCCGCCGCGCCGGCAGTCGTTCGCCTTTGGGATTAAGCCATGACGCCAATTGTCGAGATCACAGTCGACGGCAAGACGGTTTCCGACGTGTTCTATTCGCGCCTGATCTCCGTGACCGTCACGGACAAGGAAGGGACGCGGTCGGACACGATCGACCTTAAGCTCGACGACAGCAATCCTTTCGCGGAAATCCCTCGCCGCGGGGCCTTGATCTCCGTCGCCATGGGCTATGCTGAAACCGGCGTCCAGTCGCTCGGCGAATTCGTGGTCGACGAAGTCGAGATCGCGTGCTTCCCCTTCAGCCTGTCAATCCAAGGCAAGGCGGCCGACATGCGCGAGACGCTGAAGGAACACAAGAACCGCCATTGGGACAAAAAGACGGTCAAGGATATCGTTTCCGAGATCGCGGGCGATCATGGCCTCGCGCCCGCTGTCAGCGACGCGGTGGGCGCTCATACCTATGAGTGGTTCGGCCAGGTCGACGAAAGCGATATGAGCGTTCTGGACCGCCTGGCGGGCCGGCACGACGCGCTTTTCACGGTGAAGGACGGCAAGCTGATCTTCGCGGAGAAGGGCGCCGGGAAATCCGCGTCCGGCAAGACCGTTGGCGGCTTCGTCCTGACGCCCGATCGAATCGTCGAGGCAACGTGCAAAGTCTCGATCTCGGATCGAGGCAGCTTCGGCAAGGTGGTCGGCTACTATCAGGACAAAGACGACGCGGAGCGCAAAGAGATCGAGGTCGAGAGCGACGTTTCGGACAGCCCGGCCGTCTATCGCCTCCGCGAGGCGTTCTCGTCGGAAGAGGAAGCGCACAAGGCCGCAAGGTCTAAGTCGCGCAATCTCAGCCGTGGCAGCATCACCACGGCCGTTACCGTGGTCGGGGACACGTCGATCCGGGCCGGTGGCGGCTTCAGCTATGCGGACGTGCGGCCAGGCGTTGACGGCATCCCCTGGGTCATTGAGACGGCGGAGCATAGCTTCTCAAAGACCGAAGGGTACAAGACGGCCATCCAAGCCAAAGTGAAGGCGGGAGACAGTGAGAAGTCGGCGAAGGACGCCGACAAGACCAACGGCACCGAACGCGCGGCTAAAGAGAAGGCGGATGCGGCGGCCGGCGGGGGCTCTTCGGGCTCCGGCGGCTCTAGCCCTCCGCCTGATCTCGGCGGCAACGTGATAAGCGGCGACGGGCCGGAATAACAGGACAGCAAGCGTCTCTCCGGCGCTTGCATGAGGGCGGCGGCTTGATCTCTTCGTGAGGTCGCCGCCGCCCCTTTTTTTGTTTTGTGGAAAGTTTTTTTGCGACTATGCAAATCAGATTTCGTTCCTGTAGTGTTCACGGTGTATAGGCAACCTCCAATTGCTATTTTCGACCCGGCCACCGCGCCGGGTTTTTTTTTGGGGTTAAATCAATGAGACTTGCCTTTTCACTTCCCATCTTGGCGGCGATCGGCCTGGCCGGCGCGACAGCCGTATCGTGGTATTGGATGAATGAGGACATCCCCGCGACGCTACAAGGGATGCTCGACAAGTTGCCTGACAACACACTTAGGGTCTCATATCTCAATGTTCCGATCTCGGCGGCCATCCCTCTGGTCGGCCCGGCAAGGACATCCGGATACTTCATGATGGCTCGCAAAGAGGGAGGAGCTCCGCTCCAGGCCCCGTGCGAGGGAATCACCGTCGACTATCAGATGAGCAAGGCGGGCGCGGGGAATGTGGCGCTCTTCATTCCGCCGGAGCAATTGGCAAAGGTGATCGCGTGCCAGTAACGTGAACGGCGAGCGCTTCAAGGTCCGCCTTGCATACCAGCGGGGCTTTCAGGTGGTCGACGGTAGCTCGATCTTGAACAGCTTCCCGACGAAGGAAGAGGCTTTTCAATTCCTCGTAGACCGTGGCGCGCGTGTTTGGCTTGATTGGGGACGAACCGTGATCGCCGGCTCGGCCTCGTACGATTTCGAAGCCACGTTTTTACAGGATCGGGTCGGGCGCATTAAAAAAGAGAAACATGGCCCGTCAGCCGGCAAGTGGTTTTGGTCGTGCTATCATGGCGGCGCTCGCGGCTCGACCATGGTCAAGGACGAAGCGGTCTTTGAAGTCGAGAGAGCGTTCACGCGCTATGTCGTCAAGGCCGATTGGCGGTGA